GGGGGCGCCTTTTACGGCGGTGGTCCGTACCTCGGGGGCGGCCTCGGTCTGATCCTCGTCATCGTGCTGATCCTGGTTTTGTTGGGCCATATTTAAAGAATGTGGTCATCGTGCTTTCTCATAGGAGGTTCAATTGGGCTGCTTTAGTTTAGGTTTTTGGGAGCAGGTTTGTATCTTCATCGTCATCGTCATCGCGTTGTACTCGCTGATAATGCTGGTGCTGCCTTATCTGCTGCAATTCCTGCCATCGCTCGTTGTCGCGATTATTCGGATTGTGCTGTGGGCCATTGTGGCGATTGTCATTATCAAGATCATCTTCGATCTGATCGGCTGCCTGCTCGGTGCTGGAGGTGGCCTACACTTTCCCCGCTACTGATCAGCAAACGCAAGAATGCCGCGTTGAGAACCAGAACGACTCCGGCGTATGTCCTCACCCGGAGCCGAACCAGCCGTCTCAATACGATTTTCCGGGGCTAGGGCCGCCGCCGCGCGATATCTGCAGGGGGTGCGATCATTGAACCAGCCACATAGCTCTGAGCACATTTACGGTGTACCAGCCAAGCGAGAAACCAATAGCTGAACCTATTATTATCCCAATCGAAAAACTCATGGCGCTCCCTCAATGATGCTGCGGGACGCGCAGAATACCACGCTTTTGTGAATTCCAGGGGATAAACTGTGGCCGAAAAGAAAAACCCAAAGGGCGCAGGCCGCAAGCCAGTGCCAATCGACCCGAAAGACGTTGCGAAATTTGCCGAGATGCAGGCGACGTACGAAGAAATTGCTTCATGGTACGATTGCAGCGAGCGTACGGTCCTCAATCGACTGAAGCAACCAAAGTATCGGCTTGCGTATGAGAAGGGAAGACTCAGGGGCAGGCTAAACTTTCGCCGTCTTCAGCTGCGCCATGCGCAAGGTCTCGATTACAATGGGAAGCCAACGAATTCCCCTGGGCCCGCCGTTAACATGACGATCCATATGTCGGAACAGCCTTACTGGCTGGGCGAGAGCAAGAAGGCGGCCGTCGAAGTGAACCCGATTGAACTCGTAATCACCAGAATCGAGCATGTAATCGTTGACAGTTCTTCAGATCAAGACCGCCAGGGTCTTCCTCCCCTTATTGAAGTCCAAGCGATACAAGGGCGCTAGCGGGGGGCGCGGCGGCGGGAAATCGCATTTCTTTTGCCAGGCTTTGGTCCGGGATATGCTGGAAGGCCACCGCTGCCTATGCCTTCGCGAAGTCCAGAACTCGATCAAGGACTCATCCAAGCAGATTGTCGAAGACAATATTGCCAAGCTGGGCGTGGAGAAGCTGTTCCGAATTACCGACCAGGAGATCGTGGGGCCACGCAAGAGCCTGATGATCTTCAAGGGCCTGCAGAATCATACAGCGGCTAGCATCAAGTCGCTGGAGGGTTTTACCAGAGCCTTTGTCGACGAGGCGCAGACCATCAGTCAGCGCTCGCTGGACCTCCTAACGCCGACGCTACGTCAACGTCCTGGTGGACCGGCCACTGAATTGTGGTTCAGTTGGAACCCGGATCAGCCCACAGATCCCGTGGATAAAATGTTTCGGGAGAATGCTGACGATCCGGACTTCGTTCGCGTCAAATCCAACTACTATGACAATCCGTGGTTTCCTGGTGATCTCCGGCAGGACATGGAGCGCGACAAACGGCGCGATCCGGAGAAATATGCCCATATCTGGCTCGGCCAATACCAGCGCAATTCCGAGGCGCGGGTCTTTCGCAATTGGAAAATTGAATCGTTCGAGACGCCGGCTGATGCCAGGTTCTATTTCGGAGCGGATTGGGGTTTCTCTATAGACCCAACCGTTCTGGTGCGGTGCTTCACTCAAGGCCGCACACTCTTTGTCGACTATGAGGCCTGGCAGGTCGGCTGCGAAATCGATCGCACGCCAGATTTATTCGACAAGGTGCCAAGTTCGCGCAAATGGCCGATCATTGCCGACAGCTCCAACCCGCAATCGATCAGCTACATGGATCGGCAAGGCTTCCGGATCAGGCCAGCTGTCAAGGGACCGGGATCGATCGAGGAAGGCGTCGAATTTCTCAAGTCTTTCGACATCGTCGTGCATCCGTGCTGCAGGAACGTCATCGATGAGCTGACGATGTATTCCTACGAGGTCGATCCGAAGACCAACGAGATTCTGCCGAAGCTGGCCGACAAAAAGAACCACACCATCGATTCATTGAGATACGCGGTCGAGGGCATCCGGCGTGCGCCACCGCAACCCCTCTTCGGTTCATACGGACGATAGCGCATGGCCGATTTATACACGCATGGCCCCCCGACCGGTCTGGTGCCGCCCGCTTTCTACACCGGTCCGGGAGCTGATCAACAAAAGGGTCCGGACAATCCGTCGTCTGATTATGCGGCGCAGATAAATTACTGGCAGATGGTCGACGCCATCAACGGCGGTGCCGAGACCATACGGTCGGCAGGCGAATTGTATCTGCCCAAGATGACGAATGAGAGCGTCGACGACTACAAGATCCGGCGCAGAGCAGCGCCGTTCACCAACATCTATCTCGACGTAAGCCGCAACCTTGCGTCAAAGCCGTTCGGCCGCGAGGCGAAATTGGATGAGGGCGCGCCGCAACCTTTCATTGATCTGTGTGAGGACATCGACGCGCACGGCAATAACTTCCACGTATTCGCCTCGACCACGTTTCTGCATGGCCTGGATAAGGGCATAGACTGGATTCTTGTCGACTATACCAACGCGCCGCTGCCGGGCGAGGGCAAGGTTCGGTCGGTTGCGGAAGAGAAAGCCGCGGGCTTGAGGCCTTATTGGGTCCGCATCCCTGCCGAACGGCTGATCGCGGCCTATTCCGACATGATCGACGGCAAGGAGTGTTTCGTTCACGTTCGCATTAAAGAGAATGTCGTCGAGCGTGGTCCAGGTATCGACCTAGAGACCGGTCAATGGCGGAACGAATGGGAAGAAATTACCAAGTGCCATGTGCGGGTCTACAATCGGCAGAAGCTCGGGCCCGGGGCTTACGCGTCGGCAACCTATGAGGTGTTCGAAAAGCGGGAGATTGGGAAGAAAATCGTTTGGGTATCGATTGAAGGTCCATCGCCGGTGACCATCGGCGTGATTGCCCTGGTGCCATTCATGACCGGCAAGCGCATGGGCTCATCGTGGCGAGTGTGGCCGCCTCTGCGCGATATCGCCTACCTTCAGATTGAGGAATATCAGCAAGAATCGAACCTGAAATCGATCATGGAGCAGACGTGCTACCCGATGCTGGCCGGCAACGGGATCAGCGGCACAACGCCGGGCGACAATGGTGTGGCAATCCGCGTTCCGGTTGGCCCGCGCGCCGTGCTGTTCGCGCCGCCGGATTCACAGGGCAACCATGGGGAATGGAAATCGATCGAGCCTAGTTCGGAATCTCTTAATACGCTGATGAAGCATCTCGAGGCGACCCAGAAGAACATCCGCGATCTCGGCATGGCGCCGCTGACACAAACAAACCTCACCGTGATCACGACCGCCAATGTCGCGGCGAAAGCGCAATCTCAATTGCAGGCGTGGGCGCTGGCGCTCAAGGATGCCCTCGAGCAGGCGTTTGTTTTTACCGCGATGTGGCTGAATATGGATGCCGGTGATCCGGACGTGGATATCTATACCGACTTCGGCGTGGAGCTCGGCGACGATCACGATATAACGAATATATTGAAAGCCCATGAGGATGGCTTGCTGAGCAAGCAATCCTCTCTGGAAGAGTTGAAGCGCCGCAGTTTCCTTTCTGAAAATCTCGACGTCGAAGATGAAAAGCTGCGGCTCGAGGCCGATCAGAAGGATGCGATAGCGGCGGCGGTGCAGGCCATCGACCCGGTAACGGGCCAACCCGTTTTGCCGAGTCAGGATGCCGGCCGGCAACCGATGATGGCGGGACCGAATCCGCTGAAGGCAAAGGCGTCTGTAAACTAGGGACCGGAAAGCATGACGGAGATTCACCAGCTCGTGACGCGCCGCGAGGAAATCTCCAAGGAGGCCGTCAGCATCTTGGAAGATTATCTTGAGATGGCCAAGCGTGGTGAAATAGTTGCGCTAGCGGTTTGTGCGATAGCCCCGGACGGCGCTGCAATGCATCA